ATTAGAAAGTAAAATCATGGAACTAGAAGAGTTAAAGCAGCAAAACATTCAAACATTAATTTAGAAGGAGATTCACAAATGAAAAACAACGTTTTCGATCAGTCCACACAGCCCACTGATGCATCGGCAAAGGTTCTGACCCATGATCAGTTGAGCACAATTGTTACCGATGCAAAGCGCTTTGGTTCTTTGAAAGAGAGCTTTCTCGCCCATGCCGAAGATTACGGCTTTGATCCCATCGATGTCCTTTTCCCTGATGCCAAAGATGTCAATCCCGGCGGTCCAGTAAGTATCCAGCGTGAAAATGCCTGGGTTGCTGATGTTCTTAAGAGCACAAATCATACTCCGTTCT